CCAAAGTTTTTTTGCGCGCAGGTTTTCGGATTTATTTTTTTATCGGAGTGAACCCATGGGCCGCAGGGGACCGAAGCCGGAACCTGCCAGCGTCAAGCTTGCGAAGGGTAAGTCGGGTCGCCGGCCTATCGGCGTCGAGCCTTCCGCCGAAGAGCAGGCGAAGGCCGTCGCGACGAGCGGCGCCGTCGAGCCGCCGTCATGGCTGAAGGATGACGGCCTGGTCGTTTGGAACCGGCTGGCGCCGCGCGTCATCGGAATGAAGTTGCTGTTCCCGATCGACGCCGAAACCTTCGGCCGCTACTGCCGCAACTTCGCCCGCTGGCTGAAGATGCAGCAACGGCTCGACGAGATGGGCGAGATTTACGAGATCGAGACGGCCAGCGGCAAGGTTCGCCGCGCTGATCCGTCGTTCATCATCGGCTACCACCTTGAGCGTCAGCTTGTGACGGCCGAGGCAAACTTCGGGCTGAACCCGGCCGAGCGTCAGCGCCTGTTCGCAGCTCGCGCCGCAGGCTCGACCGGTGACCTCTTCTCCGGCATGGGGCAGGCTCCGGCTACGCCTGGCGCCGACAAGACGCCGGCCGCGCCAGCAGCGGCAAAGCCGGCCGCGAAGTCTGGCTCGGCGGTGGGATTCCTGCAGTAGGACCATGCCGATCAAGGCAGGTCGAGCAGCGCATCGGCTCGGACCGCGCAAACGCCCGCTCGGCGTCGGCGCCGATGCGAAATGGTGCAAGGACCGGCAAGCCTGGTGCGTCGGTGAATACTGGTTTGACGAGGTCGCGGCCGACAAGGCGGTCTCGTTCTTCCCAACGCATCTGTGCTTCACCAAGGGTGAGTGGGCCGGCCGGCCGTTCGAGCTGGAACCCTGGCAGGCCAATGATATCGTCCGGCCTGTATTCGGCTGGAAGCGTCCGGACGGCACACGGCGATATCGCCGCGTCTATGTCTGGGTGCCACGCAAGAATGGCAAGACGGAACTCGCCGCCGGCATTGCGCTCCTGGTGCTGCTTGGCGACGGCGAACTCGGCGGCGAGGTCTACTCGATCGCCTCGCATGAAGGTCAGGCGCGGCTGGTGTTCAACCAGGCCGCCACGATGGCCGGCAAGTCCGAGACGCTTAGCAACGATCTCGTCTGCCTGAAGTCGTCGATCTACTGCGCGGCGCTCAATGCCGGCTTCAAGCCGCTCTCGGGCAAGGCCGAGGGCAAGCACGGTTTCTCGGCGTCGGGCCTGATCGGCGACGAAATCCACGAATGGGTGTCGGGCGACCTTTACCAGTTCGTGCACGACTCCGAGGACGCCCGGCGCCAGCCGCTTGAATTCCTGATCTCCACCGCCGGCAAGAAAGGAACCTACGGTGAGGAAGTCTGGGACGAGTGCCAGAAGATCCTCGACGGCACCTTCGAGGATCCCGAGACGCTGGTCATCGTCTACGCCGCCGACCCGGAAGACGATTGGCAGTCGGAAAAGACCTGGCACAAGGCCAATCCGAATCTCGGGGTCTCGAAGAAGCTGGACACGATGCGCACCAATGCGCGGCGCGCCCGGCAGTTGCCGCGCCTCGAAAACCACTTCAAGAACTATCACCTCAATCTCTGGACGGAACAGGCCGTCCGATGGCTGCCAATCGATGCGGTCGACGACGACGGGAACAAATTCGGCTGGGATCATTGCGCCGGCCCGGTCGGCTGGAAAGAGCTTGAAGCGAAGCTCGCGCACAAGCGTTGCTTCGGCGGGCTCGACCTCTCGGCAGTTGTCGACCTCTCGGCGTTGATATGGTGGTTCCCTGCCCAGGAAGGCCTGCCCGTTCCGACTCTGCTGGCGCGGTTCTTCAAGCCGGCGGCGCTGATCAAGGAACACGCCAAGCGCGACAAGCTTCCATATGAGCGCTGGGTGCAGGAAGGCGCGATCATCGCGACACCGGGCAATGTCGTCGATTACGCCTTCATTCAGGAACAGATTTACCGCGATGCCGAGAAGTTCCGCATCGCGCATGTCGGCAACCACAAGCTTGAGGCCGGCGAAGGCGGTCTGGCGATAGACCGCTGGAACGCGACCGAGACGGCAGTGAAGCTGCAGCAGGAAGGCCTGCCAGTCGTGCTCTTCGGCCAGGGCTACGCCTCGATGTCGCCACCAGCCAAAGAACTGGAACGGCTGGTTCTCTGCAATGGCTTCCATCATGGCGGCCATCCTGTGCTGCGCCGTCATGCGCAGGTTGTCGCCGTCGAGACTGACGCCGCCGACAACATCAAGCCGGCAAAGAACAAGTCGACCGAACGCGTCGACGGCATCGTGGGCACGACCATGGCGATCGGCATCGCGATCAGGGACAAGGGCGAGGAGGGCGGAAATTTGGATGACTTCCTGTCCACACCAGTGATGGCGATGCGCTGATGAGCTTTCTCGCGAAGGCGATCGCCGCCCCGTTCAAGCTGTTCAATTCCGTGGCCGACGAGGTGGCCAAGGAACGTCGCCTGCGCCTGACCGACGGCGCCGCCTGGTCGAACTTCTTCGGCAGGCAAAGCAATTCCGGCAAGACGGTCACCATCGACAGCACCATGCAGCTCTCGACGGCGTGGGCTTGCATCAAGCTTACCGCGCAGGCGGTTTCGTCGTTGCCTGGCTCCATGTTCGAGAAAGGCGCAAACGACAGCCGCGACAAGGTCGAGGATGACGATATCGCCGCCGTCATCGCCGACAGCCCGAACGAGGACCAGACCCCGCTCGAATATTGGGAAGGTCAGGTCGCGTGGCTGATGACCACGGGCAACGCCTATTCCGAGAAGGTGTTCAACGGCAAGATTGCAGGCACTGGCGTGCCGCGTCTCTCGGCCCTGCAGCCGTTGATGAGCACGCATTGCACGCCTGCACGCAAGCCCGACGGCACGCTCGTCTATCGCTTCTCCGATCGCGGCAAGATCGAGGAGCTGCCGCGCGACAAGGTGTTCCATATCAAGGGTTTCGGCCAGAGCCTCAAGAACATCGACCTCGGGCTGTCGCCGATCGCGGCCGGCGTGCATTCGATCGGCGCCGCCATGGCCGCGCAGGAAGCGGCCGGCAAGACTTTCGCCAACGGCATGCGTCCGACCGGCTTCTTCCTGTTCGACCAGGTGCTGAAGAAAGAGCAGCGCGAGCAGGCGAACAAGGTTCTGGTCGCGCCGTTGCAGGGCAGCGAGAATGCCGGCGGCGTCGGCATCCTCGAGGCGGGCGTCAAGTGGCAGTCGATCTCGCTCAATCCAGAAGACGCGCAGATGCTGGAAACGCGCCGCTTCGACGTCGAGGAAATCTGCCGCTGGTTCGGCACGCCGCCGATCATCATCGGCCATGCCGCCGACGGGCAGACCATGTGGGGATCGGGCGTCGAGCAAATCCTGATTTCCTGGCTGACGCTCGGCATCGATCCGATCTGCGACCGCATCGAGGCGCGCATCAAGAAGCAGCTCATTCGGCCGACCGGCAACCGCCGACGCTATTTCGAGTTCAATCGCGAGGCGTTGCTGCAGATGGACTCGAAGGCGAAGGCGAACTTCCTGTCGACCATGTGGAACAGCGGCGGCATGTCCCGCAACGAAGGCCGCGCCAAGCTCAATCTGCCGCGCGATCCGAGCCCATTCGCCGACAAGCTTACCGTGCAGTCGGCGATGGTTCCGCTCGATCAGCTCGGACAGCAGAAACCCGACAGCCAGGCGCGCGCTGCCATGCTGGCGTGGCTTGGTCTCAATCGCGAGGAGAAGATCGATGAGCAAGCGTAAGCTGCCGGCCGCGCAGATCGCGGCGCGCACGGGCATGCGCACGGAGATCATGCCGTCGGCGCTGGACCGCTGGAATCCAGATGTGCATGCCGCCGCCGACCAAGGCGGCGACAACACCATTTCCATCCTCGACGTCATCGGCGCCGACTGGTTCGGCGAGGGCGTCACGGCAAAGCGCATCTCGGCCGCGCTGCGCGCCATCGGCAAGAACGACGTCGTCGTGAACATCAATTCGCCGGGCGGCGACTATTTCGAGGGTCTGGCGATATACAACATGCTGCGCGAGCACCCGGCCAACGTCACGGTCAAGGTGCTAGGCATCGCCGCTTCCGCCGCTTCCGTCATCGCCATGGCCGGCGACGATATCCAGATCGCCCGCGCCGGCTTCCTGATGATCCACAACACATGGGTCATTGCCATGGGCGACCGAAACCAGTTGCGCGACGTCGCCGACTGGCTTGAGCCGTTCGACCAGGCAGCGGTTGACATCTACGCCGCGCGCACCGGCATGAAGGACGCCGAGATCGCCAAGATGCTCGACCGCGAGACGTGGATCGGCGGCTCGGATGCCGTCGACAAGGGCTTTGCCGACAGCCTGCTCGACTCTGATGAGGTGTCGACCAAGGCCAAGAATTCCAACGAAAGCCGCCCGGTCGCGGCTGGTCACAAGATCGACACTCTGCTCGCCCGGGCGGGTGTTTCCAGATCAGAGCGGCGTGAACTCGTCAGCGCTCTGAAAGGAGGCAAGCCAGGCGCTGCCTCAACCGGCATGCAGGACGCTGCCGTCATCGCCGAGGTCGAAGGCCTCCTTTCCAAAATCAGGTCAATCTAGGAGAAAACAGATGACCAAGCACTTCATGCCGCGAGCCAGCCTCGTGGCCCTGATGGTTGCGCGTCCTGCCGGTGTCATCGGCAACGTGCGCAACGAAACAAACATCGATCCGGCCAAGATCGAGAACCTTCTCAAGGAGGTGAAGTCCGAGCTGACCCGCGTCGGCGACGAGGTCAAGCGTACCGCCGAGGACGCGCTCAAGCAGTCCAAGGATGCCGGCACCGTAGCCAACGACGTCAAGGCCAAGGCCGACGAGCTTCTGGTCGCCCAGAAGAAACTGTCGGACGCGCAGGACAAGCTCACCAACAAGCTGGAAGCGCTGGAAACGCGTAACCAGGATCTCGAACAGAAACTTGCGTCGCGCCGCGGCGGCGGTGACGACGAGGTCAAGAGCTTCGGCGAGATGGTGGCCAATCATGAGCAGATGCGCGCGTTTGCCGCCAATGGCAGCCGCGGCACGATGCGCCTGGCTGTTCCGGTCAAGCAGGCGATCACGTCGGTGAAGCCCGGCGGCGGCGGCCTGATCTGGTCGGATCGCGAGACCGAGATCGTCGGTCTGCCCAAGCGCCAGATGACCATCCGCACCCTGCTCACCCAGGGTCGCACTGGTTCGAACGCGATCGAGTATGCCAAGCAGACCGTTCGCACCAACAACGCGAATGTTGTCTCGGAAGGCGCGCAGAAGCCAGAGTCGGCCTATGCCTGGGATCAGGCGACGGCAAACGTGCGCACCATCGCTCATTGGGTGCCGGTGTCGCGCCAGGCGATGGAGGATGCAGCGCAGTTGCAGACCGAAATCGACAGCGAGCTGCGCTATGGCCTGATGCTCAAGGAAGAGCAGGAACTGCTGAAGGGCGATGGCACCGGCCAGCATCTGGAAGGCTTGGTGACGGCGGCTTCGACGTTCACCCCGGCGTTCACGGTCAGCGGCGAGACAATGATCGACATCCTGCGCCTGGCGATCCTGCAGGCCTCGCTGGCCGAGTATCCGGCCGACGGCATCGTGCTTCATCCGGCCGACTGGGCGCGCATCGAACTGACGAAGGATGGCGAATTCCGCTACATCTTCGCCAACGTCATGCAGCTTGCCGGCCCGCAGCTCTGGGGCCGTCCGGTGGTCGACACCCAGTCGATGGATGAGGACGAATTCCTCGTCGGTGCTTTCAAGATGGCCGCCACCATCTACGATCGCATGGACCCGGAAGTTGTCGCCTCTTCCGAGGATCGCGACAACTTCATCAAGAACATGATCACGGTCCGCGCCGAAGAGCGTCTTGCTCTGGCCATCAAGCGTGGCGCCGCGCTGGTTACCGGCGAATTCGGCAACTGAGATCGGCTCATCAAGGGAAGCGGAGGGTTGCCGCCGCTTCCTCTATGAACCGATGGAGGTCAACTTGAAGATCAATCCTTTGCGTAGCATGGTCGGAGACTACGGCTCCCTCAAGCGCGGCATCGTCGCTGACGTTCCAGACAGCGTCGCCGGACAGCTCATCAAGCGCGGCGTCGCGGTACCGGCGGAGGCGGCCGGGACGGCAGCGACGCACCCTCCGGCCGCCCCGACTGGTGGCCGGACTGGAAAGGGCAAACCGTCGTCATCGTCGCCGGCGGCCCAAGCGTCCGCGAAGTCGACGTCGGGCAAGCCAAGGGCCAAGCGCGGCTCATAGCCATCAACAACTCATGGCAACTCGCGCCATGGGCCGACATCCTCTTCGCCTGCGATTTCGCGTGGTGGAAGAAGTACCGGGGAGTTCCCGAGTTCGAAGGTCTGAAGCTTTCCGTCGATGCCAGCGTGCACCGGCACCTCGATGACGTCCTGAAAGTCGGCATCAACAAGAACGACGATAGGCTCGAGTTGCTGAAGCTCGGAACTGTGGGCTGGGGCGGCAACAGCGGCTTTCATTGCCTCAATCTGGCTGTCCAGTTCGAGGCGGCGAAGATCATCCTCGTTGGCTTCGACATGACGATCGCCCATGGCCTGCATTGGCATGGCCGACATGAGGGGTTGAACAACCCGAGCGAGCGCAACGTGCTGCGCTGGCGCCGATGCATTGACGGGGCGGCCGAAGTGATCGCCGCGTTGGGCATCAAGGTCATCAACTGCAGCCCGGTGTCCGAGCTGCGGAACTATCCCAAAATGAGCCTCGGGGAGGCCCTTGCATGCTGATCCGCCAGTCGCGTCCGGATGCGCTGTTCGTCTCGCTCGAAGACGTAAAGGCGCATGTCATCGTCGACACCGACGACGACGACGAGTTGATCAAGGGTTACATCCGCGCAGCGACACGTCTCGCCGAGGATCGGACCGGCAGGATCTTCCTGCCGACCGATTTCGAATATCGCACCGATTGTTGGCGCGAGCCGATCGTCATTCCGGCGGCGCCCGTCCGCGAAATCGTCGAGCTTGCCTATCTCGACGACAGCCAGGCCGAACACACGGTCTCGCCGTCGGACTGGTATTACGTGCTGACCACCGAGGGTGCGGAAGTCCGGTTCGCCGACAGCTTCTCCTCACCGGTCCTGTCTGACCGACCGCAAGCCGTGCGCGTTCGCTTCTCGGCGGGCTTCGACGAGCCGGACACGTCGGGCTCGGGCGACGATCCGGAACTCAAGCAGGATCCGATGGATCGACAGATCGTCATGATCCTTGTCGCCAACTGGTACCAGTCCCGCGAGCCGGTCGTTCTCGGTGACACCGTCATTGCAGTTCCCTTTTCGGCGCAAAGCCTGATCGAAATCCGGAGGATTTTTCGCTGATGCATATCCTTGTCCGCGGCATGCACGGTCTCGGCGACAACCTGCACCAGCGCGCCGTCATCCGGCAGTTGATGCAGCGCAACGACGTCTTCCTCGAAAGCTCATGGGTCGCGCCCTATCACGACCTCGTCGCCGACGGGCTGAAGGTAATTCACAAGCCGACGTCGCTGCGCACCCAGACCAAGAATGCGAACCGGGAGGCGTCTCGTTTCTACCGCGGGCTGATGCCGCGCTTCGGCCGCGCGCTGCAGGTCAGCTATTCGCCCGAACAGGTCCGCAACGAAGGTTCCGTGCTCGCCGCCATGTGCAGCGTGACAGGCACGGATTACGCCACGGCGGATTTCCGCATGCCGGTGCCGGCCACGGGGCACGATCACGCCCGCCTGCTGCTCGACGCATGGCAGCCGAAAAAGCCCGTGCTGGTCTATCGGCCGCTCGTCGAGCGCACCGAATGGGGCGGCTGCGCCTCGCGCAATCCGGATCATGCCGCCTATGCCGGGATCCTGGCGGCAATCCGTGACGATTTCTTCGTTGTCTCTCTGGCCGATCTTGTGCCCGGCCGGGAATGGATGGTCGGCCGGCCGATTCGCGCCGACATCGAATGCCATGCCGGCGAACTCGATTTCGAGACGATGGCCGGCCTGATCTCGCTCTCGTCCATGGTCTATTCCTCGCCAGGCTTCGCCGTGATCCTCGCGCAGGCTGTGGGCACGCCCGTTACCTGCGTCTTCGGCGGCTATGAAAACTCCACCTCGTTTGCCGGAGGGGCTCGCTTCTCGCCCTATCTCGGCATCGATCCGATCAACCCTTGCCAGTGTTTCAGCCACAACCATGCTTGCCAGAAAACAATCGACGTTCCAGCCGCCGCGTCCCGTCTACGAGCCTTCGCTGCTCAAGCTGCCAGCCGTCCCGCAGTCGCGGCTTGACGTCCGCCCGATCGATTGGGGCGGGCTCAATACCCGCTTCATGAACCCCGGCGAACTGGAAGTGCTTGTCGCGCTGGCGCGGATCGCGTCGGCTCGCGTCGTGATAGAGTTCGGCGTCAACGAAGGCCGCACGGCCAAGGCGCTGATGCGCAACGTCGACACGATCGAGCGCTATGTCGGCATCGATGTGCCGCATGGCTATGTCACGGACAAGTTCGTCCAGCGCAACGAGGTGCCCCGGCAACCCGCCCGCCTGGCGCTGGACGACGCGCGGTTCCGTCTGATCATCGCGCGCCGCGGCTCGCATGATCTCGTCCCGGAAGACCTGCCGGAATGTGACTTCGCCTTCATTGACGGTGATCACGGCCGGGATGGTGTGGCCAAGGATACGCAGCTCGCGTGTCATCGCGTGCGCCCGGGCGGCCTGATCGTCTGGCACGATTACCATGCGCGCGGCACCGTCGATGTGCAGGCCGTCCTCGAGGAGTACGCCGGGACGTCCGGCCGTCCGATCCACCATGTCGAAGGGACATGGCTGGCTTTCATGAGGGTATGAGCATGTGGATCAGGTTCACCGCCGATTTCGACTGGAAGCCGACGTCGCAATCGATCACCGCCTACAAGACCGGCATGGTGCTTAACGTCACGCGCGCATGCGCGGAAGCGGCGATTGCGGCCAGCAAGGCGGTCAAGGCGAGCAAGGTCAGAGAGAGTGGCGATGTCGAAGCGTAGCGCCGGCGGTCTACGCCATCGCGTCGCCTTCGATGCTCGGCCGGCCGTCGATGACGGCTATGGCAACACCGTGGCCGGCGACTTCGCCGAACGGTTCCAATGCCGGGCGGAATTCCGTAGCCGGGGTGGTTCGGAAGCGGTCGTCGCGGCGCGGCTGGAAGGGCGCAACATACTTGGCGTCTATATCCGCTCGTCGTCAGAAACGCGGCAGATCACGACCGATTGGCGCATGCGCGACGCTAGGCTCGGCGCTGTCTACGCGATCAACGCCGTCGACAGCGTCACCGATCCTGCCTGGATCTATCTCACCGTCGAATCTGGGGTGGCGGCGTGAACTGGCACAATTTCGGTTGGCTGGTCGGTAGGGTGCTGGGCACCGTCACTCGGGGTTTTCTCTTCGGATGCGGCGTTGCGCTGGCGCTGCATATCTTCGGAATTGTTCCATGAGAACGCAGGTCAAATGGCTGGGGCGCGAGGCGCTCTATCGCCGGCTCAATCAACTGCTGCCAAACGTCGAGCAGGAGATCGCCGTCGAGCAGCTCGAGGGCGCAAAGGAATTGGCGAACAGGATCCGGCCTCGCGCGCCGCGGAACACCGGGCATTATTCCAACACCATCGAGGCTGATCGCCTTTCCAATCGGCCAAGCGATCGCAGGGTCGGTGGCAAGGTAAAGACGACCAGCGCCGGCAAAACGGTGATCGCGACCAAGGATCCGAATGCCACCGGTATTTTCGCAGAGTTCATTTGGCGTTTTCTCGAATTCGGGACCGTCAAGATGGCAGCCCGCCCGCACATTTTTCCCACCTACCGCGCCTATCGGAAGAGGCTTCGCCAGCGGATCGCCGGTGCCGTCAACAAGGCCGTCCGCAAGGCCAAGAAGGGCTAGATGACATCGCCAAGTCTCGAATTGCAGGGCGCGATTGTGGCGCGCCTAAAGAGCGTGGCCGGAGTGACCTCGCTAATCGGGCAACGTGTATATGATACGGTGCCGGACAACCCGGTTTTTCCCTATGTGACTGTCGGCCCAATGGTCGAACTGTCCGATGATGCCGACTGCATCAAGGGCTTCGATATCACCTTCGACCTCAATGTTTGGTCGCGCGCGGTCGGGTTTCCCGAGGCCGAAAAGATCAGTGACGCCGTCCGGAACGGCATCCTCGAACCTGAACTGGCCTTGGCTAACAACGCGCTGGTCTATCTGCTGCACCGGCAAAACGTCTTTTCCCGCGACCCAGATGGTCTGACCAACCGGTCACGCATGAGCTTCGAGGCTTTCGCGGAACAACCGTGAAGTAGGCAGGGGCGCGCCTGCATAATCGACCCGCGCCGATCAACCCATGGAGAAAATGCGATGGCATCCCCCACGACGATCAAGGGCGGCAAGGTCAAGGTCATGCTTGGCGACGGTGCTTCCCCGGAACAATTTGCGGTACCCTGTGGCTTCACCTCCCGCTCGGTCACGCTGACCAAGGCTCTCAATGAATTCCAGCTTCCGGATTGCGACGATCCGGATGCCGTCGACTGGCTTGGCCGCGACGCCACATCGCTTTCGATGTCGGTCAGTGGTGAGGGCGTTCTGGCGTCTCAGTCGGTCGACAACTGGCTCGACGCCTGGGAGAGTGTCGATTCCGTCAACGTCAAGATCGAATGGGAATTCCCGACCAAAACGATCACGTGGACCGGCAAGATGCATGTCGAGACCTTCGCCGTGACGGCGCCGAATGCCCAGCGTGTAACGGCGAATGTCTCCATGCAATCCGATGGCGCCATGACGAGGGTCACTACACCGTGAGCCGAGACGCCTCGACGACACAGGCCTTCGCGGATGACGACTATGTCTTCCGCCTTGGCTGGGGCGAGCTGGAACAGCTCCAGGAGGCCTGTGACGCTGGCCCCTATGTTGTGCTCGACCGTCTCGTGTCCGGCCGCTGGCGCATGGGGGATATCGCCAACGTCATCCGCCTCGGGCTGATCGGCGGCGGCCATGAGCCGGTCAAGGCGCTGAAACTGGTTCGCGCCTATGTGCAGGACCGGCCGCCGCTGGAAAGCCTCGTGCTCGCGCAGCTCGTCCTTGGCGCCGCCGTCGCGGGCGCGCCGGAGGAGGACGTCGGAAAAAAATCAGAGGCTCCGGATCAGAGCGATCCGAAGAACTCCCAAACGGGAAGTTCCGGTTCGGAGCCATCTACGGCAACGGAGCCGTCCTCGGCTTCACACCCCAGCAAGTCCGACAAATGAGCATGTGGCAATACCTCGCCGCGCTCGAAGGCTACCAGAAGGCCAACGATCCGGACGGGGACAAGGCCCTCACCTCCAAGGAAGTCGACGAGCTTTGGGACTGGATCAGGGAGAACGACTGATGGCCAAAATAACGGTCAGTCTGGCCTGCAGCATCAAATGGTGGGTGCAGCCGTATCTTTGGGCCGCCGCTCGCGCTACCGCCGTCGTGTCAATGGCTAGGGGCGGCCTAAGCGACGAACAGGTTGAGCGGCTTGCACAGAAGCACGCGGAGTTCGTGACGAAACACGGCGTGCGCATCTCCGTCTCAAAGGCTGACTGATGGCCGGCGATACCGAAGACCTGATCCTGTCGATTTCTGCCGACACCAAGCAGATCCAGCGCGCCTTGCAGCGGCTGACCGGCGACACGCGCGCGACGACGACCGCGATACAGCAGCAGTTCGACGATCTCGGAAACCGCACGGCTGGTTCCTTCGACAAGGTCGCCGTCGGCGGAAAGCGGGCCTTCACCGTCATCCAGGGGGGCGCGAAGGACATCCAGAACGCGATGAAGGCCTCGTCCTTCCAGACTGCGAACCTCGCCTCGCAATTGCAGGATATCGCCGTCCAGCTGAAGGGCGGCGGATCGCCCTTTACCATCGCGCTGCAGCAAGGCACGCAGATCAACCAGGTGATCGGCCAGGCCGGCGCTGCCGGCGCGGTCAAGGCCCTAGGCGGCGCCTTTGCGTCGCTCATCAATCCGGTTTCGCTTGCCACCATCGCGACCATCACCTTGATCGGCTATGGGGTAGAGTATTTCTCGGAAATCGTGAGCGGCGGCGACAAGAGCGAACAGACGCTGAAGCAGGAAGCCGAGCTCATCGATCGCGTTGCCCAGAAATGGGGCGACGCGCTGCCAGCCGTGAAGGCCTATGCCGATGAGCGCAAGCGCGCGCTAGAGGAAGGCGACATCCGGCAGGCGACGCAGCTCACCATCGACGAGCAGTTCAAGGAGGCCCGCGAGACCGTCAAGGCGCTGACCGTCGATATAGCCGACCTTGTCAGCCAGCTCCGGCTTGCCGGCGCGCCGAACGAGGAGATCGTCGCCGTCCAGCGCGCATTCACCGCGCTGCAGAAGGCGGTGGAGGAAGGGAAAGACTCGACGAAAGAGAACAAGGCGCTCCTCGAGGCGCTTTCGACCGTCTATTTCAACCGAGGTGTGCCGGCGGCGGATGCCTTCGCTCGCAAGATCCACGAAATCGCCGATGGCTTTGCCGCGGTCGCCAAACAGGCCGATGAAGCGCGCAAGGCACAGGATGCGGCGCTGAATGCGGAAAGGTTCCGCGGCTTCAACGGACCGCCCGGTGCCTTCACTAATCCGCAGGGCATCTTCCTTCCGTCCACCGCTCCGACCCCCGGCGACCGTCCTTCCTTCGAGGATGTCGGCCAGTCGATCGACAGCCTGAATTCCGCCATCAACGCCTTCGTCCAGCGTGTCGACCGCGCCGAGGGGCGCGGCAGCAATCCGAATTCCAGCGCTTCGGGTGTCGGCCAGTTCATCGAAAGCACCTGGCTCAACCTGTTCAAGAAATACTATCCGCAACAGGCCGACAGCATGTCCCGCGACGCCATACTAGCGCTGCGCGACAATGCCGACGTCTCCTATGACCTGATCCGCAAATACGCGACCGAGAACGCGAAGGTGCTGCAGGATGCCGGCGTGCATGTCGACGAGGCCGCGCTGCAGCTCGCGCATTTCCTCGGCGCTGG